TTCAATAGTATTATCAAGCGTTTTTCTATAATTTAATATTTCTACTTTTTTCTTTAGTGAAAGATTATTAAAGTTTTTTCGAGTTACTGGCCAAACCTCGCCATTCATCTAGGTTTTCCTACATTTAAAATAACAACCAAAAAGAAAACAATTAATGCTAATTCAGAAATTCTAATCGCTATAGCAGGAACTGCCATTAATAATAAAAAGAATAATACAATACCTAATACAAATTTTTCAATAAGTTTCATAATTAACTTGGATATAGTAACATTAATGCATCGAGAACAATGTCATCAATTGGATTGTGTTTAATAACTACGTTTCTATCCCAAACTCCTGGATATTCTTCTGGGTTAATATCACAATAACCACGAACGGATTTAGTAGCAGCTAAATCAACATATGTTCTCATATCTCGATAATTTGAATATTGCATAATAGGCTCATCGCCAGTTGCTTTACATAAACTATCTATAACAACCTGATCCAAACTGCCTCGAGTCCAGATTAACGTAGTTTTTGGATCGCAATGAGAAGTAATATAATTACGAATACACGCTATTCCTTCTTTAGCTGATAAATCTTTATAATTTGGATAAAAACTTTGTTTCTTAGCTAAATCGCATTGTTTATTCCACCAATCGATTGTATCCTTTTCAATAATTCGTTTGTATTCTTTAACTTGTTCTTTTACTTTAAATTTAACAAACAAAGAATTTTCGTATAACGATTCCCATGTATGTTTTTCAGCGGGATTTAAATAAACAATAGCAGCAGATAAAATAACTGAATTGGATTCAGCTCCAAGCGTTTCTACATCATAGACTAACATAATAACTCCCGAAATTAAACACTATTATTTTTTTGTAATCTCGCTAAATCTCCATCCATCATAGAAAGTTTTTTAGTTCGTTGCGTATCTTTAATTAATTCGTTAATTAACAGAGAAGATAATTTAATCAATTCTTTTGTTTGCGGTTCATCTAATTGATTATTGTTAAACCCATTAAGAAGTTTTCCATATTTTGCTAATGGCGTTTTTAATTTTGGGTTTGTATAATTTATTTTCATTTCTTTTTCTATTAATCTAAGGTGATAATATTCCGGAGCATCTTTGATTTTAAGCGGAAATCCATTAGCATTCCATATAATTGGATAACGATAATTTCCAAACAAAACTACTCCTAAGATTTTATCATTAAGAGTATCGCTAATTTCAAATTTATGTCCAGCCGCAACCACTATAGTTTTATTTATAGTATCTGGAGTAATTAAATCGATAATTCTTTTAGAGGTGTTCAATTTTAACTCCATCGTTATCCAAAAATGCTTTAAATAGATATTTTCTATCTTCTTTTTTAACTAAATTTAATTTAATAGCAATTTGAGTTGCAAACTGCCATTTAATAAAGTAATCCGGTTTAGCAGTAATTAAAATATTAAACTCACCAATTCTAAACGCTACCATGTCGTCATCTGAATATGTTGCATCGGCTCCGCATTTAGAATCAACCGGATGCTCCACTTCCCACTTTTCAATATTATCAACCAATATCATAATATCGATATCGTTATACGGTTCTGTGGGGCAAATATATTTAGAGCCTGTGTACAATACCTCTTTTGCCTCGGCGATTATTTGTTTAATATATTCTGGAAGATCTTCTTGAATCATAATAAATCCTCTAATGAATTAGCTGTAGTTTTATCGTCTCTAATTCCATCAAAAATTGGTAAGAATAATGACTTTTTATCAGAGCCTTTGCTTGAAATAATACAGTTATATTTTACCTGAATGATTTTACCAATATATAATTCTGGATTATCGCGTTCGCCTTGTTTATGTTTAAAACCGCTACCAACATTCACTTCTAATTGACCGCATGAAGTTTGACAAAGTAATGCACCAAGCATACCATCAAACTGAGTTCCAGGAGTTCCTAAAGTAAACCCAATCACTAACAAATCTACAGGATCTTCCGCTTTGAGTTTTAATTGATACTTGGAGCGTTTTGCTTCCCAGATACCATTAATTGATTTAAGTATTCCTCCTTCTTCTCCACGGTCTAAATTACGTTGGTATTTTTCCATTACTTCTTCACGAGAATTAACTATTTCAGTTTCAACAACTTGTAACCTATTATCAGAAAAATCTTTTAAACTTTCAACAACTTTTAATCGTTCGCTATATGGAATTTTACAAATTTCCATAGAAAAATCTTGATATGGAATCCAATCCCAAACAACAACATACAAGCCTTTTTCTTCTTCAGGAGTAATAGTTCCACGAACAGCTTTGGTTACATAGCCATTTGAAACTTTGCGTTCTGCTACTCGACCATCAGGATAACGCCACATTAATTCGCCATCGATAATACATCTATCAGCAAATGGTACTGTTAAATCGTCAAAACAAGAGATAGATAAAACACTACCGTTGCGAGTTGTCGCTGAAACGAATTTACCATCAGCAATTTCAAGGTTAATTCTTGACGAATCCATTTTACATTGAAAGATTGCAGGATATTTAATATTTTTTTCAGTTTTTTCATTAAATTTACCGCATAACAACACAGGGTATTCTGGAATTAAATCTTTCCAAACTTTATTAATGAGTTTAGCATTTACTCCACATTTTAAATGACGTTCAATAACTCGATATAAAACTTCTTGGTCAAATTTTGTTAAATTATCTAATAAATGACTAACGAATTCAACAGCAGCATTACCTGTTAATTTTCTACTCGCTATATTTTCAATCAATTCATTTAATGCATTAGTTAAATCGCCTTTGTGATATACAGTAGAAAAGTAAGATGATTCTGGACGTTTTTTAATCCAAAATTTAATTCTAGGGTTATATGCTAATTCAAATACTAATCGTTTATCAGTATCATTTTTTGCTGATTCTAGGATAGCAAGTTTATCATTAGTGCTTGCAGTTTCAGCTAATAAGTTTAAAAAGTTTAACATTTAATTATCCTCAAAATATTCATTATAGTTTATTATACTCTAAGAGTAATTTAATGTCAAGCACTTTCTTCATACCACGATGGAGTATTTCTACCATTTATTTTACCTTTCCAGCTAGCAATATGTCGTTTTTCTGTATTGTAATAGTTTCTATAGGATGCAATTGAATCCCCTGGAACAATACAATGAACTGGCATCGCAGGAGTCGGTTCAGTAAAAAGTTTTGTTGAAATATTAAATGGAGCATACTGTAATTTATCAACTAAACCAATTTGCTCGCATTTGTGTATTTTACCATAACGATAAGTGTATTCTTTACATAATTCCACAAGTAAAGAATGAAGCCATTGATAATTTTCAAATCCATGGCGAACCCAAATAGCCGATGGGTGATTTATATGAGTTGCTGAATATAAAATATCGTCGTAAGAATTGTTAAGTTTCCATACTGTTTTTTTACGACCTGATGCAGAAAAACCTGCAGTTTCTACGCCATCTAGAACTCGATGAGCAGTAGATAATAGTTGACAACTTTCTTTTAATTGTGAGATAAGATGTTTATTTGTATGCTCAATAGAACACTGTTTAGGATCGAAGTTAATGTAAAAAATATTCAAGGTCGTGTACCCATTGTAGATTATTGTCAAATATATCTTCTTCAGTTAAAATTATAAAATTTTTATGATGTTTTAACGCAGCATCAAATTTTAATGAATTTATTTCAGTATCAAGAAGTATTGTAGGTTTTATTTCAATTATAGCAGTATAATCAGGCAAATAAAAATCCGGATAATAACATTTTTTCTTTCCGTTAAATTCATATAATACTCTAAATTCTTTTGTTTCTGCGGATTCAATTTTTATATTATGTTCTAAACAGGTGTTTATGAATTGTTTCTCGTATGATGATCTATAATAATAGCCATTAAGATATCCCGATTTATATCCTCTTCCGCCTTTTCCATTTTTAGGTATTGAGTTTGGTGGATTATCACTTTGATAATTTAAAGTTATTTTTAAACTTATTAAATCTTTTGTTTCTTGTTTATGATTTAATGTACCGTTTTTTCGTTTAGAATTAATTACTTTTTTATGATGTTCTTCAGAATGTGAAGTTCCACGCAATGCTTCTGATATTTTTTTATTTCTATTTTCAGGTTCAGGGAAGTGATATAATGCTGAATATTTCCCTACCATAGTAGCTTGTCTATTTTCTTCTTTCTTTTTTTGATCAGTATTTTTTATACGTTTTGCAATAGTTTCTGGAGATTGAATCCTCATTTTTCTCCATTCAACTTCACACTCAGAACCACAAAATTTTCTACTTTGCTTATCTGACAATGTTTGTTTTATTTTTATCCCACAATATCCACAATTTCTAAATAGATCAGGATATAATTCAAATAAAACATCTTTGGGTATTAAATTATGTTTAGTTTGTAGATGTTTTGAAATCTTTCGTAAAGTATCATGCTCTTTATTGCAAATTGGACAGATATACATTAATATTCCTAAATTAAATGATTATATACTATATTTATAAAATAAACTTTCTAAAATCATTTTAACAGCATGTTTGTCGACATGTTGCTGAGCGCATAATTTTTGATCATTATTAATGTAAAAAATATTCATAACAAACTCCAATAAAAAAGGGCATACAGTTATTATACCGTATGCCCTTTCTAATGTCAAGCACTTTTATTTAACGAATTCTCTTAACTGTACTGCAGTTAATAATCCGACTTTTCTATTAATTTCTTCGCCATTTTCCACAACAATTAATGTAGGAACTCCACGAACTTTGTATTTAGCCGCTAATTCATAATCTTCATCAATGTCAATCTCTATGAGAGGAATCGCTGGTGGATTATTTTCAATAATTGATGTTAACACTTTACAAGGTGAGCACCAACTACTTTTAAAAACAATTAAAACTTTACCGCTTTCTGGAATATTACTCATATCACTTTTAGTTAATTAAAATTGCATTAGTTGGTAAATCACTTCCGTCATCTTCGATATCATTTTCAGTAACAAAATCTCTACGCAACTCATAATAATTTCCAGGAGTTGGTCCCCAATGTACAATTTTATAATCGTTACCTTCATCATCGATAGAGTAAATAACTTCAGCATCAATTAATTCTGGTCTATCGTGTAATAAGTCTTGTAAATTTTCTAAATATTCACTAAATTTCATAATTCCTCTTAATTTAAAGTATTTTCAGCCCAAGTACGAACAAACTCCAGGCGTTCTTGCTCTGAAGTTTCCAAAAATGATTCTTTAGTGTAATTTTTTTGTATATATTCACACAAAGAATAGTATTCTTCATCAAAGTTTTGTTTATAATTACCGCTAAAAATTAATTCTAACTTTTTAGTACGAGCAATAAATTTTGATGTCAAGTAATATGGAGTTTTAAGTTTTAAAACTGCATCGCTATCCAAATCATAAACAACATAGCCTTCTCGTTTGTAAGTTTTAACTTGTTCTAATATGTCATAAAACGAACCAGTAACAATATCTGGGCGCATCACACTCCATTTTTTAGCAATTCCATTTAATAGTTTTTGATTAACTTGTTTAGAACCTTTAACTTTTTCGCGGCAACCAATTAAATATGCGCCAAAATTTTCTTTAATAATATGTGGATCATTTACATGTACAATTTCAAAACAAAATGTGTAGTCTTTATACAATTTAAGAATCTTTGACATTTTAGCTAATGGCAACATTTCTTTAGCCATTTCAATAAAATCGCTAGACAATGAACCAGTAGTAGAAACTAAAGGTTCATCGTTGTGCCAAGTAACAGCAGCCATAAAACCATTAATTTTATCAATAGCCATAATTTTATGATCAAGTGGAATAGTTGTACCATTTTCTTTGTAATTAAAAATTTTAGTAAATGGATATTGTATGACGTTATCATCTTTGTCAGTAACTAAACCACGAGCATCAACTAAATCTGGATGCATGTTCCATAAATTATCATAAAATACTTTGCGTTTGTATTTGTGTACAATTAAACCATTTTGTTCTTTTTTAGCTACAAAATCTTCGTAACGAATATCAGGTGCCAATTTAATTTCAAATCGATCAGTCATTTTTTTAATTGTTTCTGGAGAAACGCCATGGATATTTTGATTGCCGTGGCGATTTTCTACTATTAAACACGTTACTTGATAATCATGTTCTTTGGCCATGTTAAAATATGGTTGCATTTCCCACTCTTGTGTGAACGTATTGTGGACAGCAATGTTATCAATAAATGGAGATTGTAGTGCGCGGTTAACTTCTGCTTGACACCACGCGTGACCAGCTTTAGATTTTTCTGGAGTCCAGTTATAATTACCATCTGCATCTGTGTGAAAATCATCAGCAGAAACCGCAAGGTTAACATTTAATGATTTAATTAGTGTAGATTTACCTGCGCCTGGAACACCACGAATTAAAAATAACATTTTCATAATATAATTTCTCTTAACAATTATTTGTATCAACACCTAGATAATTTTGATAACGTGTTTCTTTACCACTTTTATTATATTCTTTTCTAACCCAAAATCCTGCAAAATCTTCGTGAAATATGCAATTCCCTAGATCATCATATTCTTTTTTCCACCAAAAGCCTCTATCCATAGCTGCATAAAAAACAACGTTTCCATTTTTATCGTATTCAGTTATTACGTCATTCATTTTAATTCCTTAAAAGTTCTACCTTTAGTAAAGAATCTTAATGGTTTTTTAAATGTAATCATTTCAGTTGTTCCATTTTTAATGTAACCAATCATTTTAAATTTATCATTTGTTAGAAAATACGTGTGTAAAATATGCTCAGGAAAAGATTTGGTTGTTTCTAATACAGTAATCATAATATCCTCCAATTAATATAACTTATTATACTATATTAAAAAACTAATGTCAAGCATATTTTTTTTCAATTAAATCAAAAAATACGTCATATTCTTTAGTATATCCATAATCACAAATTACCATAATTTCTTTTTTTGTTATAGGATGTATTATATATCCTAAATTTCGTAAATTAAAATCATATGGAATTATCAGTA